AGCCGTTGCCGTCGCCGTAGCCGGAGCCGTTGCCGTCGCCGTTGCCGTCGCCGTAGCCGGAGCCGTTGCCGTCGCCGTTGCCGGAGCCGTAGCCGTCGCCGTTGCCGCTGATGGACGACTGTGATTCCTCGCCTATGTTAATTTGTTTTTCCATTTTTCCTCATCACACTCAATCATAGCGATTACCGTGAGTTCATGAAAAATAAGATCAGGCGAAACGTCCAAAACAGTGTCTGATAGTGGGCCTTTTGAGGCCAATTCGCCAAGACCTTTGGTTGTGCCCCATCTGCGAACTATCGCGGCCTTCGTTAACCGACACTCATCGCCATCTTGGGAGAATTTGCCAACGGCCACCCACCCTCTTTGCAAGATAACAATGCGTGTACCGCCATCGGGTATGGACTTCTTTTGCCCATACCCGCCAAACATCGCGGCGAGCGCCTTTGCCTCACCGATTGTTAGTTTGTCGATTTCCATTACTGCCCGCCACCATGGTCATTCGACTTCACTGAGCATTGGCCCACAGTTCCGCCAGCCTGTACACACTGAGCTTGAGCTCCAGACAAAGCCGCGTCCGCAGAGTAGTCCATGCCAAATACTGGACCAATGTTCTTCGTGCCATCAAAGCAAGAGCATGTGGCTTCGTAGTAGCTAGCCATTGCTGGTGTTGATGCGATCATCGCGAGTGTTAGTAAAAGTGCTTTCATTGTCCCCTCCCGGGTTGTTGGTTGTCTCATAATAACGGCTCACAAACTCGTTTAAATTTATAATATGTTCAGGCTCCAAAACAATGGTGTCAGTCGCCTCAATACCATTCTCTGCAGTTAGAATAAAGCCGAACCCATCGAATTCAACATAGGCGCCATCGCCAAGATAGATTTTATTTTTCACTCAACGCTCCCCTTAGGTTTTGTTGTTGGTTAACGATCTATTTTTTCTAAGCCACGCCCGTCTTTCAGCTCGCGACATATCTTTAATTTTTTCATAATCAGAGGTATCCAATTGAAGCAGACTTGTTGGACGGGTTTTCACTTCCTGGTTTTTTTCATTAAACAGCTTCCCGAATTCGTCCTCCCAGTAGAGGTTTCCCTTATCATCCATGAATTTTCCTTGCAATTAGCGAGTTCAAAAACGTATTTGATTCAACTGCAATGCGAGAAAACATCTCACAAGCCTTATCTTCTGGTAAATCTCCCGCAATGTCTGACATGAGCTTGAAACATTCCGAGAAGCCAACATAGAACGCCTGCTTTGTCTCCGAATATTGCGCAGAGCTCACCTCGACATTTGTAAAAATATTCCGCGCATACATTTCCCAAAGAACAGAAATAGTAATAGTGGTCGGGTCTTTTACTAGTTCGACCCAACTCATTTTGCCGGCACGGTCCATAAATTCTTTTCTATTCACCCACAAACCCCCTGGTGAAACAAAATCCTAAATACAATCGCTGCCACGATCAAACCTGTACCTAATAGAAATCCGTTTACTACTTGCATGCCATATCCTTTAAGTTCGGTCATAGTTGATGTCCCGTTTCTCGTAAGTGCCGTATTTCCCAATAGCGTGACTTAGAATCGATTTAACCAAAGGCCACGAGGCTTCCCTTATCGCTATGTTTACAGCTTCAGCTAATCGAGCACCACGAAATTTCTCTTTTTCAAGATCATGTTGCAGTGTGTGCTCAAACCGCTTCATCTCCGACTTGGACTTCGGCACTTCCGTTCCGCACATTGGGCAGTTCATGTAATCGTGTCTGGAGTTATGCTCCATTTTTTCAGAACATCCCGGGCCATTTGTCTTAACTCATGGTCGGGCAAAGCGGGCCTTATGTTATCCAAAGCACTAATATCAACCTCGCCAATACTTACCAAAACCTGCTCGTAGTCTTGGAGTTTTTTCAATAGTTTTTCAGTATCAACTATATTCATTTCTGCTCCTCTATTTTTTCTAGGGCCTTAATTAAAAACTGAGCCGCAAATGCTATTTCTTTAATTTCATTTACAGGGACTTTATTCGTTTTAAGTGCTTCCACCATAATCTTTGCGGCAGCTAAAAGCCTTTTGTAGTTTTCATCTGAACTGTTCATATTCGCCCCTTCACATCTAAAATTATTATTACTAATAAAACTATCCAGGCACCTGCAAGTGCCAGTTGAACAAACTCGAGCAATGGTTCCATATCATTCCTAGTGCAGGACTATTCCCGCTATTAGCCATATAGCTATGAGACCTAATAGAACGATGTTTAGAATTCTTATTGCCCGATCCAATGTTCTTTAGCCTTTTAATTTTTTGACGCCTTCAGCCAATATAACTCTTATTAGTTTACTTGCACTGATATCGTGTTTTTTGGCTTGGGAATATAATTTTTTCTTAAGTGTCGTGGGCATTCTAATGACCAATTTTACTGTGTCTGGTGTTTTTTCAGAGTTGTACATTTATTCTCCTGGTGGGAAGTCATCGTCAAATAAGGGCGATTCATCGAATGGGTCTGAAACCGGAGCTACGGCTTGAGGCTTGTTCCGAACATCTTTGGTTCCTAAATATTCATCTGCTTTTTCTAGATATTCGATTACGTCTGGATTGTTTATCTGTTTGTTCTGCTTAGCGGCCTCATCTCTAATATATCGAACGTGGCTGTTTAGCTCGTATAAGTCGCGGTCTCTAAGCTGAATACCCTTATGCTTTCCGAATTTCGCTGCATAGGTACCGGCTGTAATATTGAATTGCTTTGAGGGAGCTAGGTTTTTTCGAATTAAAGAGTTAGTTGGTTTTTCAGGCTCAATCCCTTGCGCGAGCGAACCATCGTCGTCGTCCTCACTTGTAACGCCCGATAGCGACGAGAGTGAATAGCGTCTAGCATAGGTAAGAAGTGAACCAAAATCTTGTGGCCTCACAGACTTAGGGTCTGGCAGTGGATACTCTGAATATATAAGTTGGCCAGAACTATGGGCTATAACCGTTTGGAGAATCAAACCTCTTTCGGTGTTTCGGATAGATTGATATTGAGAGAGGCCGGCTTTAAAAAAAGGCTCTTTTAAAGCCTCGAGTAAGTCTGCTAAATCAGCGTAGTTGTAGTGAACTCTACGTCCGCTTTTATCTGTGAAGTCGACTTTTTTATTTTTAGGCGGCGGTTTTATTTCATGTTGGGCCTGCGAAAGAGCGGCCGATAATAAGTCTATTTTTCCCAAGTCAGCCATCAAGTCTCCTGTAAATTGACATCCTTTGTATAGCACTTGTATGGCATCGACTAGAGATGATGATCAAGGAAATTTATCGGAGCTAAGCGTCTAAATAAAACCCCCGTATCCTGGAGAATACGGGGGAAAAAAGAACTCTTTACTCATGGAATGGACGAAATGGATTTATAGAGCGTAGCGTCTAATAGAGTTCTACTCTACTAAAAAAAGAAACCCGCTCTTTTGGAGCGGGGTCCTAATTTGCTTAATAACAGTATCTGATAGGGACGAGCCGTTGCGGCTCAGTTTTAGCTTTACCATTCCGCTAAAAAATTGCAAGCTGGTCGTGCTTAAAGACAGGGATTTGATAGGGGGTGCCAGCTAATATTTCCACACATGTATATAATTTGGGCTTTTGAGGACCGTGAAAAATCGGAGAACCCATTTTGATTACGCTAAGTAGAAATACCTCTAGCTAGAGCCGACCAGGGTAGCCCCACAGTGAGAACTGATACTAGTGTTCGTCGAGGGATTAAGTGAACACCGGAAGGCCTCAAAAGTTAAGCGACCGAAAGGGAAATGGCACTTTCGGAGTCACCAAAAAACATAGGATTCAAAGAATCAAACAGACTTTGGTCCATTTAAAATCAGCGAACAGGGAAAACGCCCCCAGTAGCTGCCGCATGCCCAAAATTCAAAGATCCTCACAAGTACCTAACCGCGCTATCGCTTGGTTTCCTCGCAATTGCTATCGCAATCGCCGAGGGAGACATGGGGAATCAGATTTAATCTTTAGTACAAAGACGGGCACGGATTTTGGGATTCATGCTTAACCAAAGAGCTATGTCGAAGTGACTCGCTCTTTGGTTTCTGGTTGCTCCGTTACCCAGTTTACGCATGATCTTAGCCGTTGTTCACATTCCGGGTTTTCACTAAGCCAGTAAATTCTTATACAAATAAGCAAAGAACTTCTGCCAATCGTAGTACCTTCCAGGATCTACTTTGCGCCCAGGTGCTACGACTTCGTGCCCGTTAATACAAATGGGATTGATCTCAGGATAGCGTTTCATGAGTTGTGCACATAGTTCTGCACATTTCTGATACTGAGATTCAGAGTAAATACCTCGATTCCCATCTCCCAATAGTTCGATGCCTATTGAGTACTCATTCCAGCCTGAAACGAATTTACGCATAATCGGATGCCAAAAAGAGCTTACTCCCGCATGAAAGGCCACGTGAGTCTCTGGGTCCACCAACTGAACACATTCCCCAAACCGACCGATGTGAAAGTGAGCTGAAGCGTACGTATCATCGGCGGTCGCAAGCCAGCTTGTTACCCCTTTGAAAAGCTTTCGCCATAATGCCTCGTCCACATCGTCAGGGTTTCTACCCCCGATATCAGTGTGGTGAATTGTAATTGCAACCCACTTATTACCCGAACGAGACCTCTTGTCTGGGCTTTCGGCCATGTCTGTAACGACGCCCGGAAAACGATTGATCATAAATCCCCCTCTAAAAATGTAATGCATAGAGTAAAAATAAGAGCCACATAAACGCAATCAGTAAAAGCGTGTCGCTCCATTCGTTCAAGGGTTTATCCCTAAGTGAGCATCGAAACGGTTTAGCTTATTTGACCATTCCCCGACTCCGTTTTGGCAATCGCCTCGCTCTTTACAGACCTTGATTATAAAGGATTTAATTTCTTTCCAGGAACTTGCAGGAAGCATCACCATGGAAGGCCTTAATTCCCACCATGTTTTCCCCTCGTAGCGATTTACTTCGTCCACCCAGAATTCCACATCACTTATCGTGTGAACGCAGTAGCCGCGCTCTAGTGAGACCTCAATACATGCTGGAACGTCGGGCACGGAAGCACAGCTAACGATTAAACTTAGCGAACTCCCTAAAACTAAGAAGTAAATCAGTCTCAGCGATTTTGATCTCATCAGGATTCCCCCCCCGTTGAGCATGATAGTTCCTTTGAGCCGCCTCTTCGAATTCTTTAGCTTGTGCGTTAGTTCTTAGGTCGGTGTATGCGAAAAAAACGGCCATTTCGGTTTTATTAACAAAGAATGAAACCCCAAGTTTGATAAGGGGTTCCAGTATAAATCTGAATGGCCCTAGAAATGGTAACTGAGACACTAAGGCCGCGACAGACGACTTCGTAGCCGCGGTTATGATCGCTTCCTTAAGCATCTCAACATACTCTTGACGAGTCATTTACGGACGACCGAGAGCCTTTTTGATTGCTGCAACCAACGCGTCGTCGATCGTATTTGTTGTCTTAGCCGCCAGTTTTTCTAAAAGCATGACGATATCAATTTCGAGGAAGGCCCCGCCCTGAACTCCAGACATTCCATACGAAGCAGTGGCTTTTACAAGACCTGAGTCCATAACGTCTACTTCCCACTGACCATCGGGACCGATCTGTCCTTGTAATTCTTTTCCTTCTAGCATTTAAACCCCCTATTTATGATTCATTTGAGTACATAAACTTATTTATATCAAAGCGGATCTGGTGCACGTCTCTCTCAATTGTCTCGAAACGACGTTCGCCCGATGAGAATGAACTAGAAATTGTATCGTTAAGAAGTTTTAATTGCTTCTTAAGTCCTCTTATTTCAATCCAAAGGACCGCAAAAATAGCTAAATAGGCGGTGAACTTTACAAGGTTTCCTTCACCTAGAGCCTTAATTATTTCAACTACGATATAAGATCCAATTGCGTCCATTTATAACAACCAACCCGCCACCGGAACGCGAGCCTTAACGTAGAAAACCTGACCGTTCGATGCTAAAACGTTTCCTAATTGTTTATTCAAACCGCCATTAGTCGAGGTCTGCCCCCCAAAAGTAAGATAACCAACCCCTTGTTCAATTAACGGAATGAACTGAAAAAACGTAGAGGCAAAGCCAGTCGATGCGACTATTCCACATGGCTGGATAAAATCAATTCTGCCAGCCCCAGCTGAAGTTATACCGCTGGGCAGACTCCCACGAGCCTCAACTCCAGTTGGAGTACCGGAAGTAAAACGTTGTTCTATAACAACTTCGTCGCCATCTCTCCACCAAAATCCAGTTACACTAGATGCGGTTCCGAACGATGTCATTGTCGGCGTGTAAGCGGTTCGAATAGAGGGGATATACTTATAAAGTATCTGCCAGTTGGAACCATTACTCCTTACGACTAAAGTCTCACCTTGTGTGTTTATAACGGTTCCGACAATGCCGTTAATTGTTTGAGATGAGGTCGTTGCGATTGTAATTGAATTTAGAGTAGAATCGATCTTTGTTAAAACGTATATTTTGCCTGTAACCGACGCTGCCGTTGGAAGAGTCGCAGTGAAGGTCCCTGACGTCGCGTCTAAATCGACAACCTTATCCGCCGTGGCTGAAATACCGTATGTAGTGTTTTGAGACGTATAAGGGGTCATCGGCCACGTCCACGCAGGGACGCCCGACACTGGCTGGATTATTTGAGAAGGACTTCCAATTGCAAGCTTAGCTGGAGTTGTACCACTAGAGCTATAGATCATGTCGCCGGTCGCGCCTAAAAACTTAGACTTTATGTAATCATAAAACTGACTCGCAGTAGCTCTATAGCTTTGTATTCCGTCGTCTCCGGGAATATTCAGCCCATCGTCTACCGAACTTATAAGCTGTAATTCTGTTATCGTTTTATTTGCCATGATTTATTCCTCGCCTACGGTCAATGAAATTTCAGTGTAAATACCTGCCGGTACCATTTCAAATAGCATTTGTTCTAACTCGTACTCGGATTCAAAACCCTTAACAGTTTGAAAAACTATTTGATCACCGTCTTGATCAAATACGTTATCAAAAGCATATTGGTTGTTATCAATATATCTAGCAACGAATGTAGATAACTCAATACCCGAAGCCACAATGTCTATTTCAAGCTTACCTGGATCGGGTACAGTGAAATTGACAACAACGTCGTCACCGAATACTTTTCGAAAAACTGTTAGATAAGATTCAAAACTTCCGGCTACTAAAAAAGAATCAAATACAGTCCAAAATGAAGTTCTAAAAATGTCTTTCGATATCGCGTTGGCTAGGGGGGATAGATCATTGTCGTAAAGAACGTCGCCCAAAGAAAAACACTCATATGCACGGTCAAAAAAGTTTGTCTTTTCTAAAGACAATAAACTTAATAGGGGATCAACGCAGTTAAAGTATTTTAATTCTGTGGCGTCTCCCTTAAAATACTGAGGCATTAAGTCTCCACTAGTTCTATAACTTCGAGTCCGATATCAAAAAGGTCATCGTATCCAGCCTCATAAATAGAGCTAGACCAATCCGCACCGGCGTTGATCGACCATTCTAGCAATACAGACGCAGCCCACGGAGCATCTAATATAGAGAAATAACGTTGTGGTTCGAAGTTCTTACCCAAGTTATAACGTGCCTGAATGTTCTCTAATAGAGACGTCTTAGTATCCGTTGGATCACCAACTACGACCTGGTTGTTTTCAGATAAAACTATAGTCAGTCTTAAAAGCACAGCGATACGATTCGGAAGGTTGAATTTAAAATCAAAACTTTGGCCATTAGACAACGTTATCGAACCAATTTCGATGCCTTGAGTTACGGCCCCAGCGATGGTGCTATCTTTAATAATACTAAATATTTCAGCCCTTATATCGTCGTAGTCAACGTCCCCATCCTCAAGTTCTAAGCCACCCTCAAGGGTTTCTCCTGAGACCGCCGCACCGTCGCCCGTGCCTAGTTGTTCATACGACAGATCTATTTCGTCGCCATCCTCGCCGCCCTCAAGAGCTCTTATATAAACAACCGTACCGACTGCCCAGGCCTCGACTAAAGTGTTGGCCGTCGCGTGGGCGTTTATCTGAGAGGCTAAACTAATTGCAGTGGCCGCGTCGGATGTTGCAGCTTGAAAAGTCGGGTCTCCAGGATCCGCATCCCCAGCTTGTGCTGTAAACGCGGTCGCACCGACGGTGACGGTGTCGTCTGTACCATCTACTAAGTTGCCAAACGAAGTAATCGTGACTGTACCGCGAGAATGGTTATCAATCACGTCCACGCAAATGTGGATCTTACCGGCGTCAGCCTCGATCATAGGTTTTACGGAAGAGGCATAACCTTCCGATAACAGTTTTTCAATAATGCCTGGGTTTGTAACTACTGGCCTTGAAATTCTAGTATTTATAAAATCGAAATAAGACTGAAGCTTTAAAAAGATCTCACTTGTTTTTACTTCATTCTCTTGGAGTTTCTGGGCGATAGCATAGAAGAACTTATAAGCATTTGTTCCAACAAAAGATTCGACCGTGTATGCAGGGTCTAGCTGAAACTGCGTATTGATGTAACCCATGAAGTTTTCCATGATCGACTCAATACTTGCTGGAATATAACCATTTTCTTGTGAAAAACTCATATTACCTAGCCACCATTCCAGTCGAATTCTCTCTAGGACTCAAATTAATAATATAGTTCGAAAAAAGAGAATCAATATTAGTTCTAAGATTCGCTACGTTTATCCCCCAACTAGCAAGTATCTGAATTAAATAAGCCCTGAAACTTTCGTCCTGAAACTGAATAGGTTCGGTAAGGAAGTAACGTAAATCAATCCCTCCCTCCGGCCAGTATTCAAGGGATCCTAGCTGAACTGACAATATGTTTGCTGCCCTCTCTGTCTCTGTGTCATAGACTTGCATTCCGGAAGATGTGAAACTGATTATATCAATCATTTTAATGCGTCCTTTAAAGTTTCTAGTTCTACTTTTGTAGCCGTTATCTCTAAGGCCTTAGAAACAATCGTAGCAACGTCTGTGACCAATGTACCAGGTGGAGCGGTCGTGGGACCTGTCATCCCAGCGCCGATTGATGTAAGGGTTGTTGCAATCGTATTTAGTACCGACGAAAGGTCATCTAGGGCAGCTACGGTCTTTTCAATCGTGGTCTTTATATCAGTCGCATTGGTTGTAAGGTAACGAGCGGTCTCCCCATCTAAAAACAAAAGACCTGAACTCGCCTGGTTACCTTCGGATAAAACCGACGCCGCTGGCACCTCAATGCCTTCGGACGAAACCATACCGCTCGCGTTACATGTGGCGTCAAGTATCTTAGACATAACTTATCTCCGAATAGAGCCACCGAAGGGTATCTCTGGAAAACCAGGCCGAGTAGTCCCTCACTCTTTGGCCCTCGTCCGTGAGTGAGCCTGGTAAAATCAGTCCATTTGAAATGTAACGGTTTCCAGCCGGTCTTATAACAACGTCTTGAGTAACTGACTGGATCGGTACAACTAAATCTAAGACGAAATTATAAACCAAACCATTAGATTCAAAGACCTCCCATGGCTCACCCTCGAATGTTGAAATAGCCGGGATATCCAATATTGTTTTACCAAAGAGTGAAAAATTAGGTGCCGATGAAATGTGTTGAAATGTATATGCATCCCGCCATGGTACTAATGAAAGTCCAGTCAGACTCATAAAGTCTGAAACTTGACCGACTTTAGTCTCTCCAAAAATAAAAAACCCATGAATGCACTTAAGTTTCAACTGCAATCCCCAAGTAAACGTCGTTATTATTGTCAACGTAAATGGCTCTATCGTCTATCGAGAATGGATTGAGGTCATTCAACCCAACGGAAATGAAAACCCCATCATAAGTAATCCCATAAGTAATCCCCTTCGTCACCAAGACGTCTTTTTGACCGATACCTTGTAAATTTAAAGTATAGGTCTTGGAAACTAAGCCGAGTGCATTAAAATCAATACGATTGAATATTTTAAACCATGTATAGAGCACTTATCCCCCAGGTATCGCAACGTTGGAGCCAGGCACGTCGTTAATAGGATTGTCTTTAGTTGGGTTTTTAGCACCCTTAGAAATAATGATCTTAACTGATAACTTGTCAGTCCCCTCGATTGTCTCCGATGAAAAAGAATGCAAAACGCCCCTAAATACAGTCGTTGAACCGTACAAAAAACTAATCGAATATTCCTTTGATGTGACCTTATCGTAAACAGAATCTACTAGTGAACCCAAAAGAGTAAGTGCGATTGAGTTTCGGTTACCCTCAATATTAATTGAGACACTGGACTGAATTCCTTTTTGATTTATATCAGGAGTCTTGCCCGTAGCTAAGGTCTCGGTGCTAGTTTCAATGTCGACGTTTTTAGCCGCACTGACTATGACAATGTTAAAAAGCCTCTCACTGAAATAAACTGGGATAGGTGGCATTTCAACGGCCAGAGGTATTTGCGACAAAACCGGGATTCTCGATAGTGATGAACCAATTGACGTTCCGGCCAACTTTGAAAACTGAAAAATAATGACTGGGTCAAGTCCACCTAGCATTAGTCGTCCTTTCCGCCGAAAAGTCCGCGAACCCCTCGAATCATTGGGGACTTCATGAATCTATCAATCGCTGCGGTCATTTTATCAATGAATGGCAAAAGCTTACTAATTAAGTTTCCAAGTAAAGCAATACCAGAGTCGACCAATGTAAGTATTTTTTCCGTGCTTTGGGATAACGCTGCAAGGTCGTTGTAACTTTTTATTCTTTGGTTTTCGCGGTCGAGCGCGACCTGTTCAGACTTACTCATGTTTCGAATCATACCCTCGGTTATGATACCTGATTTTTTCTGCAAGTCATTAAACTCACGTCCAGCTTTAAGTGCATCCGCTAAATCGGCTAGTTGGGCATTTCTTTCTATCTTGGATCCAGCTTGCTCCGAAGTGACCTTATCAATACCTGTAACCTTAGCTAGTTTTTCAAAGCCCGTAGCGCCCTGCTGTAAGAAGTCAGCCATTTTTAGAATTTGTTTTTCTCCAAACACCTGCTGCTGGATCAATAGCTGTTGGTTTCGGTCCATTTTTTGGAGTTCTACTATAAATGCATAGAACGCGTCGGCTGTGTCTTTTTGACCAACAAAATTTTTGACGGAACTTGCAGTTGGGTCATTAGGATCAGCGGCGGCGGTCGCAACGGCACCCTGAAACTTATTTATCAAAGTGTATAAGTTTTGTTCGTCAAGGCCCGTGGCTTTTGCCAGAGTTACAAGTTTTGCAAGCTTACCAGTAGTTGTATTAAATTGCTGTGCATTGGTGGCAAGGTCATCGGAAGTTTTAAGGGTCCTTTCGATAGCCTCCTGTACTTCCTTGATCGGGTTTAGAACTTTGTTTATAAGCCCCAAAGCAATACCGGCGATGCCGCCGCCTTTTATCGCCCCTAGAAGTCCTTTGACAAAACCTTTTGCGATACTGGTAAAACGTGACTGTAATGCTTTTTGCATGGCATTCAGATCTTTTGGCTCTAACTTTGGAATGATTTTTAATATTTCGCTAAACACGTCTATGGTCCTTCTGTTTATCCATAAGTTCCATAAGTGTCTGCTCCCCCAAAGATTCATAGAACGCGAGATTTATAGCATCTACTAAGTGAAGGTCAGGATGCCTAGTGAAGACACCTCGAATATCGACTGAAAAATTCTTTAGTTTTTTTTTTCAGTCGCGGTCAGAAAGTTGGGCTCAAGAGATGCAATAGCTTGGGTCACACGGTGGATTATCTCCATGTACTCATTGGGGTCTAAGGATGATGTATTCTCTCTGCCGAATGGAACCCCATTTTTATCTGCCGCGAACTTGATAAGCGAGTTCACTTCGTCCCTATCTAAGGTAACCATAAGGACCGCTTCACGTATAATTTTTTTGCGATCATCCGCTGGCATTTGCTCTATGTAGACAAAGAATTCTTCTATTGTCAGGCCCATGTACATAGGGAGCATCTTTAAACCAAACAAGAGTTTGATGTAAGATTGCAGCGCCCAGTACGTATCAGGCCCCTTGAGGGGGAGTAGTTTTATCTCCATGTTATGCCTTGTGGACCTCGTCTATGTCGAAACTTTCAAACTCTAAACTGACATGCATACTTTCAGCAGAGTCATCCAAAGTTAATTGTTGAGGTCGGTTCGACAGAATCGCGTTCTTTGCCATTTTGCTTGAACCGTCGTCACGAGAGATAGCATAGACCTCAAGTCTGGTTTGATCGACAAACGCTGAATCTAAAACAGTTTTCAAAGCCAGGGTCATATTCATGAACGGCATAGTCCAACGCTTTGGTTCGCGAATGCCGTCTTTAAATGTAATCCCAACTTTATTAGTTGGATTGTTACCACGTGTCAGTCTATTGCGTTCGGGGTCCTCAACTTGTACCTCGACAACATGTGGTATCTCGTAAGCAACGCCGTCAACCTTGATGCCAACGTCACAATTGTAAAGTTTAAAAATCATAGCCTATGTCTCCCCTTTAAGATTGAGTCAGTTGTCCAGCTATGCGCCAGAGTGCTTTTGGAGTCGGAACGTCGATGTAACCAGAAGCAACGAAGTTATCCTGTTCAAGTCTAATATCGACCGAACCCGATGTAATCCAGCCCTTACCGACATATCCAGGGTTTCCATTCTCCTGGCCATCGCCATCAATGACTTTTTGCAGTTCATTCTCAATTAAAGACGCTTGTGTCCTGGTATATGCTGGTTGATTGGCCGTCACGTACTGAAGGGCCTTGCTTTGCATGTCTATCTCTAAATTTCTTAAGATATACGGAGCTGTAATAGCTTTCCCGCCAGCACACATGAGTGCCAATCTATTATTAAACTCGTCGTCGTTTATTACAAAGCTGATTTTGTCATCAAATAAAGTTTCAGAAGTTCCGATTAGGGAAACGTCATCGGAAAAAGGCATTGTAATATATTGTTGGTTTTTCCAGTCCAGGGTATTCGCTAACAGCTTACCGAAAGCATACATCATATTTTTGCCGTTTGTACTGCCGGACTCGTAAAACGCGCATCGGTTTTCAATCGCAGCTTGATCGGCTAAAAAATCAGTATCGTTAGACACTACGCCTGTGACTCCATCAAACGTTCCCAGAAATAAACCGTCGCCGTCAGCCAGTGGTGTTTCAGTCGCGGATGCTTGTGCTTCAGCACCTTGTCCATCGACAATCGTGCAGGTAGCTAAAGCAACGGCAGCCGGAGTCGCATCAAACTTAGCTTTAATTTGAGTCGCAGTTGACGTCGCAGTCTGAATGCCGACTACGATGTCAGTGCCAGTCACTACGCATGTTTCAGCACCGGCGGTCGCAGTGTTCGCAAGTGTAATGGTGATGTCGTTACCACTAGAACCTGAGTTAACGGCTGTGAATGTAAGGTCGCCGTTTAATGTCAGAGTTGCTTGAGTGTCGTTTATATCGTCTTTATCAAAGTCACTTGATATGAGTAGAGTAAAGAATTGGTTCGCCGCACTCTCCAAAAAGTCAGCTAGATCTAAATCATTGACTGGCATGATATAAACACGACTTAGACCGCCAGCCAATAGTTGCTGGGCCTCTGTGTTAGCCGTGACTAATGCTATCTGCGCATTAGTCGTGCAAAGAACTGGGACGCCGATCACGCCGCCGTAGCCGCCGACTGGAGATGCTACGACACATACTTGTCTTAAAAACGCAGTCGATGCAGCTGGAGTTGGGTTTATAGCTGTAATTTTAAAAAAGTAATCTAGCAATATATTTGCCATTTATTAGGTCTCCTCGACGGTAATGTCCACACTGGTAATGGTACCGGTCGGTGGATCGTATTGGCTATTGAAAAAATAGATGAATGAAAAACCCCGTTGAACTAAGTTACGGTATCTTTGCGTGTTGGATTCGATGTCAAAAAAGAATAAGTCTTTGGTCAACTCTGAAGAAGCCTTGGCAATTGCTTTGGCAAAAAATCCGAAAGGAATCGACGCATTTTTCTGATAAATGATCGCATTGCCAGTCGCCATCCCCATCGCCCTGCCGTCTTTAATTGAATTCTTACAGTTCTCAATTTCAATAAAAAGACAGTCTTGTTCACGACTCTCGCTCGGTGTGTCATACGTAGCCTTTTCAACTGCGAATATTTGTTTAAATTTATCTGACAAGTCATGTTCAAACACGCCGTTTTACCTTTGCTCTAATAGCTCTAAACATTTGCCCGGTATCAAATAGATGTCTGTCAAAGCCCTTTTCGTCGGCGGTCGATGATTTATTTGAACCATATTCTTGTTTTAAGATCGGATTTCTAACGATAGCCTGCAAAAGATTTTCTAGTCTTTTGACACTAGCTTTACCGCCGACCACTAGTTTTAAAAAGTAGTCAGTGAATTTAAGAATGTCAGAATTTCGCTCCTGGAAGGGCCGTTGCAGTATGTTTATATTCAGCCTTTTCATATTCTCAACGAGAACATTACCGACTGATAAACTCCCCTTTTGTCGCGATGTCCTTCTGACCGGACCGCCAGCATAATTCTTTAAGTCAGGTTCATCAAAACGACCTTGAACAATAGGGTCCATGTGAACCTTATCTTCCAGGACTCCAACTTCAAAATCGTATCTCTCGATACGTCCTTTCAGTTTTTTAGTCCATGAACTTCCGAACTCAACTCTCATTCTAGAACACTCCCAAGATATATATTGGAAACAGCTATATCTGCAGAGACTTCCAAACCCTTAGCTTTGAAAAAAGAAACAAGACGAGTCTGCATATTCCCGGCATCCCCCCGGGACGTTATGACTGCAGATAAGGCCGAATAGACTGCGGTGTTGTATGTGTTGAGAGTAAGAACATCGGTGTCGATTGCATTAAACTCTAAGTCTGTCAGAGATGCGGTCCCAATAAATGCCAAAATTGCATTAAGCCAAACACGCATACTACCCCCACAAGACTATAAGATCCGGGCCTTATAAAATGGCCCGGACCGCAATCAGAATTATGCGAAAGTATGAGGCTGGCGAATGATACCTTTATAGGCCAAAACCTCAACCATTGCAGAACCAAGTAAAAAGTTATGCCAAACTTCCATTGCACGACCGTCAACGCCTTGGTCCGCAAGCTTCGGGGGAGTTGTGTAATGGAGGAGCGTTTGATCTAAATTTAGAATCATATACCCGTTGGCACTAGAGGGAGTAACTTCAGTTGGAAGCTCGGCAATTGTATAACCGCCACCTAAAGCTGCACCTAGAGTCTGACGGAATGGCTGACCTGACGAACTGTAAATTCCGCAGAGTTTAAGTAACATGGTATCGCCGTAAAACACGACAACTTTACGGCCAGCTACTGCATCGGCTTTAATTTTGGCAGCAGATACACTTGCATGCAATGCCGGCAAATGGCCGTCAGTGTTCGCAAGTTGAGTTGAACTCTCAAGTAGATAGTTTGGGTCAGCAGACCAATAAAGACCGTTATTGATCATAGTAGATGCACTTGTGCCTTCACCCAACAAAACCAAGTCGTCCATCAGCTTGTTGTTTTCGTCGAGCACTTGCTTCACCACGTCCTCGTTTTGTTCGCGGTCTTGCAGGGTCGACTGTACATACTGACTTGCCAAGAAATATTTCTTAAAAGTTTTCGATTTTTCGACGGCATTGATTTGGTGCACGTGCGTGTCTTTAGGCGAAAACTTTTGGTTTCGAATATTTCCAACCGCCTCAAGACGCTTGAAATTAAGTTTTCCGACAACTTCTGGATAGGCCTTAGACTTGCCCAGCAGAATTTGCCAAAACGGTGTATAGGTCGGAGTGTAATCGGCCATTACCTCGTCTGTGCTTCGCAAGACAATTTTATTTGTGCTCATTTAATTCTGCTCCTTATTCTCTGTGCTTTTAAATTTATGAAACTTTGGATGCTTTGCATAGTCATTATCTTGAGGACTGGACTCTTTAGTCTTGTCTGACGTCGCTGGCTTTGATTCATCGCTATCGGTTTCATCCACGCGAATGATTCTTTTCCGACCACGAGCCATTACAGACCACCGGCCATATCTACCAATACCGCGCCGACTTCAGAACCGTCCTCTGCAATGCCTGTTTTCGCGCCGTCTACGTAAATAGCGTCAGTAATGGTCGTAAACCCAACCATTGCGATGTCGGCTTTTCCGGTTACATCGTTTGTATACATTTTTTGGCCTTTTACAGCATATGCAATACTTGAAATTGTGTTTGAACCGCCCGTTAATTTGCCGTCGCTAAGACCTGACAGTGTTATCCCAACGGTCGCAGTTCCAAGATCGGCATACGCTAAAGCAACATCGTGCCCAGTGGCCGCACCTTCGATTTTTGAATACAGAGTTACCGCAGCGCCGCTTGCAACGGCATAAACCAATAGGCCAGCTGTCGCATGACCATTAATTTCTGCGGCAATATTCGTTGCAGTGTTGGCGGTCGAACCACTGGCCTCAATTTCGTCAGCACCCGGAGAACTTGCGACAAAAGTAAATACGGTCGAGCCGACTGTCAGAGTATCCGCAGTGCCGGTCAAAAGATTCGACACGTTGGTTACAGTGATAACACCCGTCGAACGCTTTAGAGCGGCGCACACGGGCACTCGAAGCCCAGTTCTTTGGATAGAAGTTTGTTTCACATCAGCCAAAGAACGCCCACGCGATACGCCAATGCGCATTCCATCGCCGATAGCTAAGGACGGTAAGCCAGTATTTGCCAAAACGACGCAAAGACCGGCTGGAAAATTGGCTGGGTCCACTGGAAAGTTTTCGCATTCCTTGACCGAACTCATCGTTCCGGCGAGTACGACTTTAGTTGAATCTTGCATTATAAGCCGCCCGGGAAGTCGATAAGAGCCGCACCGTCGGTGATGACAACGCCGGCCTCATCGTAAGCGACCATGATCTCGGAACGAAACAAAGCATTCACTGCAGTCGCGCCGTCCTCGGCTTTGCCAGTGGTGGCAGATACTTCTACTTGTTCGCCGATGGCCGGGGTTTCGTCTGGATCTAAAAGAATTGGAATCATGAGACCTCGGCATGCGAAAGTAGTGCTCTTGATATCCGAAAGTGATCGGCCTAGTGAAACGCCGATTTTTGCACCATCGGATGCTGTTTTTGAAATAGTGCCGTCGCTTTTTAAGTGTCCAACGGTGCCAGCTGGAAAGTCCGCTGGGTCGCAGTCAACACTATATGACTCCATTACATTTGACTGATGTGCGCCCATGTAAATAACAGTAGGGTCGTGGCTCATTCTTTATCTCCAAGGTAATGTTTCTTAGATAACTTCATCATTCTATCAGTATAAACCTTTTCGGCATCAGACTGATTTTTTGGATCTAGTTGCAGGTGTCTAGCTTTTTCGACTTTCCTTAAAGTTTCAAGGGTCGGCTCAAAAACCATCGAATACATGCTTTCAATCTTATCCTGCTTACCATTTTTCGTGAGTTTTAAAAATTCTTCAACCTCATTCTTTTGAGTCTGAGTCAAAAGATCGATATTCGCCTGAATTGCAAAGAATTCTTTTACTATCTCGACCTTTATCGCGTTGGCTTTATCAATCGCCGAATCGTACTTTTCCTTGTCAGCCATGGCAAAAACGCCATCGACCGTCTTTGGCAAAAGTCCCTGATTCGATTTTAGGAAGTCTTTTGACGCATGAACAAAACCAATTGCCGACTCTAAGGACTTTTCGCGCTTTGAGGCTTGATCCTTAACGTCTTGTTCTTTTCGGACTCTATCGGCGAGGCTTGGGTCCTCCGGCGGGTCTGGATTTTTCTTGAGTTTGGCCAACTCATCGGCATGCGCCTTAATTGCAGCGGCGTGATCGGCCTTAATCTTTTCATTCTCGGCCTTCATTGCCTCAATTTCTTCTTGTGTCATATTATTAGCTCCTTTTTAAGTTCTAGCTCAAGTCCAGCTGGGTTTCGTCCGTCAATATTTCAACGCCGCACTTACAACCCGGCTCATCGCCTGGTTCGACGCCGTCGATTCCCTCTCCGATAATATAAGTCTTGCCATAATTGGCCTGATGTTCGGGCCGTGGTTCGTCCGCATCGCTGGGCAGCCACCTCGCCTTTCGTCCAGCGTACTTGTCTTTAATTGCATTATGCACCTGAAAAATGACTTCATTTTGAACGCGTTGGATTAGTTGTTTCGGATTCGAAATGATTGCCTTTTCGGCAGCATCGCCTGCGGCCCTTTCGAAACTGCCTTCGACAACGGCTTTGGCCACACGCTTTTGATAACCAAGTAAAGTCTTTCGGGCGACCTTCCCAATAGATTTCTTATCAATCGGGAAGTTCTTAGAGCCAATTGTCGAAAGGATCGTCCGCTTGACCGAAAAGTTCCCCGAAACCATGCGCTTGATTTTTGCCTTTGGTGCCACCTTTTGGAGCATTTTTGTCGGATCAAAAATGATACTCAATTGCTATCCAATCGACTGGTTGTTTTCCGAAATATCAGCCCCCACTTCGCCCTCGTCGCCACGCTCGTTTTCGTCGAGCCCGAATACCTTATTTATGACTAGGGTTTTGTTTTCCTTACCTAGAAACTCATTCGAAGTGCGGTCCATAACCTCTAGAGCACTTAGCGCAGTCGATAACGCCTCACTGTCCTCGGACTTGAATGTGGTTTTGACTTTAAAGATACCCTCGATCACGGGCTTAGCAATGCTGAAGTAGTACGGTTTGAGACCTCGTTCGACTGCCTTGCTATCTGCCTTCCCGGTATCACTAAGCGAAGTAGATTGCCCTTGTCCGCTGAAATAGCTAGCTGGTAGTCCGAGATAGAATGAGTGCTTTTTTGATATCAACTCAAGTGTCGAGTTAGTCGCAGTTAAGTCTGGACTCAGTGACTCGACAATATCCTTTGCGTCCATAACCAAGTCTTTGCCGTCAGCTAGACCTTGGGCCATTTTTTTGCCTTGTGCCTCGGCCTTAGCTGAATCAGAGAGAGATACGCTGGCCCTTAAATCACTAATCTTTAGCAATACCGCTTTGGAGATATTGGCCTGTTTCCAAAGTCCACCGAGTGCACAATATTCAAGCAATGAGTAAAACCTGACCAGGTCGCTTTTAATATGATTTTTAAAGCTGACATAAACGCCGATTGCCGACTCCCCGCGTAGCCTATAGTCCTCTCTGATCTGCGCTTCTTCGACTTGAGTCGCGTTGCGTATAAGTTTAGTGGCTGGGATATAAACTAAGAAAAGTTCTTTTTTGTCGACAATCGCCTTTGCCAACATAGTGATTAGACCGTCCGGCTTTTCGGATGCTAAACAGTTATCCCACAGAAGATTTTTTGCCTCTCCTGGAATCCCCTGCGTGCGCTCTAACACATCAATTAGAATACGGGAGAATATTGTCTGCACATCGATTGAAACGAAGTCTTTTTGAGATATCGGAATAGGAAAAATATCAATTAGTGAATCAATACTTTTGTCCGTTGCATTTAAGAAGTGTAACCAACTCATTAGCTCCCCTTTTTACTTTTGCCTTTTATATATCCAACCCATTCCAAACAGCGTGCCAGTGAGTCCGGTGCATCGTCAAACTCTGCTCCCCATTCGTACTTAGTAACTTGATCGATGTAAGCTTTGTCCGATTCTCTACTCAAGTGAACTAAATTAGCATAAGAACCAGCCGCCATGATCGCAGCATGTTTATTTGAGTCTGAATACTTACCGACGACGCCTATCCCATGGGGTTTTAATAACGCCTGCAGCTGATCAATCGGCTGATTCCCGTGCTTATTTGTCTCAAAACAAAGCCGTTTGACGCCGCGTTGTTTCAATATTGGGACTATTTCGTCTAAGCAGTGATACCATGGCCTTTTCCAGACCCTTCCATAAATTGCCACGCCCTGCATGAGTCCACGCATAACGGTAAGGGCAGAGTAGTTGCCACCGTCTGAAGGGTCGATAAAAGCCACGCTATCGCCGTCGGGATATTTGTCCAGATACCTGATATTAGCGAACGGCATTGAGCCCTCGCTTGGCACTCGCAAATGATAACTCATTTCAACGGAAACTCTGTCGACGCCGGCGTTGAGCATTGCGGTCAAGTCCGCATCCAGCTGCGGTATGCTGCCGTGAGGGACTTCCATTTTTTTAAGTATGGGCCGCAGTTCTGCGTATAAGTCGTCCGCATGTGCGGGCTGCCCGATCACAATAATGTTTTTACAGAGTTTGTAAGATTCGTCGTATTTGCGTTTTACGACTTTTCGCATAGCTGGACTCACGTCTTCTTCAGTAACTGGATCATCCATTATAATTCGTTTTGGGTGACGACCTCGGAGTGACGTTTTAATTGTGACTGCCTCGGCAGAATGGTCTTTACCGACAAGCCCCTTAACTCGAACGATATAAGCAGACTTCTTTTCTAGTTCGACGCCGTTTAGTTCCAAAGCACTGGCAATCTCCTCAACTAGTGCCGCGTTGCGGGTCTTAGACTTAGATACGATCAGGTTAGTCGATGCCTTTTCCTTGTCACTGTAAAGGCCGTCAAGCTGATTCAAATAGATATCGTAAGCCGTGCCCAGGATAGTCACGTAGTCAGTTTTGCCGTAGCCCCTAGAGCCCAGAAGTAGCCTTGCTTCCGTCTCGTCAAAACCAAAAGACCGCATCCGTTCTTGCTGAATGAACGGCAATGGATAACCAGCGTCGATGCTGAATTGAGCGAAAGTCTTGCGGCCTATTCCAATATCTATAACTGACTGCGTTATCAATGATGGGTCATAGGTTTTTTCCGGGTTTTCTTCGGGCATTATTTTTTTATCGAGCCAGATCGCCATTGTGGCCGAACCTGGACCGCACTTTTCAACTATGTCGAACTGCGCTTTTCGAAGTCGAATTTTGCCGTACAGCCGTCTTTTAGACCACACGTCCGCAAAAGACTCTCCGCGTTCATGTTGTAATGCTCTATCGATAGTGTCGACGCTGCATTTGAAAAACGCGGCAATTTCTTCTTGAGTGCACTGAAATGAAACAAGCTGATCGAATTGGTCCCAATTTATAGAAATACGTGGCCTGCCGGTCTTTGCCATGACTTTAGCTTATCAGGGTTTCGGCTCTGGACACGGAAGTAAACTAAACACGACTGTCTTAGAGTCGAGTGGAAACATGTATCCGATCAAAAATTCGAGCGACGGCGATTCCGTGTAACCTCGGGCCGCGTTTCTATCCGCTGCGGGATTTTGAGGATCTGGGTCCCATTCGCGTAAAATAACTGTGTCGCCCGGCTGAAACCCACGGTCATTACTACGCACCTCAAATGTTTTTGAGCCGTCGGCGACTCTGCAATAAAACTGTGGCCATATTTTTAGTTCATGTCTCAATTTCGCCCCCTTAAAAACCCCTGGACCATCAACGAAAAGCCGCTAGACAAATGAAGGCGGCCCAGGGGTAACCCACTTCCGACACCTGGTTAGGTGAGCGGGCTATAAGTTTAATAATCGTTTGCAATTCGTTTCTTGGCAATTTCAATGTACTCATCATTCATCTCACAGCCAATGAAACCAAAGCCAAGATTGTGCGCTGCAACTCCTGTGGAGCCACTGCCCATGAATGGATCGAGTACGATGCCAGTTGGTGGAGTGACTAGTTTAATTAGGTATTCCATGAGACGGATGGGCTTAATAGTTGGATGCCCATTAGTTATCCCCTCAAGCCCAGCATTCCGTTCACGCTTTGATGCTTTGGCCACGTAGAAAAAGCGGGATGCGCCCGTTGCGGCATCCGTTTGGAACTCTCGCTGTACGCACCCTTCGCCGTAAGTGTTTGCGCCTTTTCCAAAACCCTGTAGTGTGCCGGCCTTTATATTTCCCGTTTTACATGGACCACTCTGCAAATCAAGCATCTCTGCCGCACGCTCATCTAAAAGTACATTGGCGGGCCAGCGGCCTTGAGTTACCTCTCGATATGATCCGTCCCATTCATTAAACGCGCCCATAGTTTTCTTTTGATTCGCGTTTGAGCAATGTTTGCTTTTTGTGTTTTGCGTACCAATCCGACTCGCATCAATATTCAGCGCCCCACATCCCCACTTCAAAACATTCTGATTAACAGTGAGACCTTTCTCTAGGGGCTTGCGTGCGAGGACTATGGGCTCGTTGGCGGGTTTCAGAGCTGTGCCCCAGCCTTGCCATTGTTTTGCTTCTTCTGTAATTGCTGAGGGCGCTACGTAATCAGGATGGTCAGAACGAAGCTCTTTATTTTGATTTAAACCTACACCTTGCCCGGCAGCATTGAATCCCTTGCCTCGATTTCCAATTACGCCGGCTTGTTTGTCTATCTGGATCGCAACGTTTTGCGACTTCGGAAACCCCGACCCATAGAGCCACTGAATCTGATCACGTATCTCAAAGCCCGCGTCTTCTATAGCCACAACCATCCGATGATAAGTCCGAGTGCCACCAAAGCTGAGCAAATGCCCACAAGGCTTAAGAACGCGAAGCACTTCGATCCAAATGTCTCTTGAGGGAACATCGTAATCCCACTTCTTCCCCATGAATTTAAGGCCATAGGGCGGGTCCGTGACCACGCTATCGACATAGTTATCCGGCAAAGTCTTAAGAGTTTCGAGGCAGTCGCCGTGCAAAATATTCATCAGGTGATTAGATAAATATTTACACCTTCTGTAAAATAAAAAGAGCGGGGATGGGCGCGACACCATCCGTTTCGACAGGTAGCTACACCGCCGTACAACTTATCCGCTATTAAAGAAATCGGGCTATAAGTTTAATAAGAAAAGGCCACCCTGTCCTCTTCCCAACATACGTGTACGAGAACGAATGGGACGGCCGCAGCCAGAAACGCCCCGAAGGCCAAACCCAAAACAAGCCCACTAATACACTTCTATATCTACCAGCCGGAGCCGTAGCCGTCGCCGGTGCCGTAGCCGTTGCCGTTGCCGTAGCCGTCGCCGTTGCCGTTGCCGTAGCCGTCGCCGGTGCCGTAGCCGTTGCCGTTGCCGGAGCCGTAGCCGTCGCCGTAGCCGGAGCCGTTGCCGTCGCCGTCGCCGGAGCCGTTGCCGTCTCCGTCGCCGTCGCCGTCGCCGGCGCCGTTACAGTCGCCGTTGCCGGTGCCTTCGCCGTCG